TAACGAGCATCACCACGAATTTCATTGAAATAGTGCATGTGATCATCCGCATTTAACCCTGCCAAAGCTCCGTGAGATTGAACAACTCCAGCAGAAGCTGAGCCGAAACCAAACACACGAGGAAGATACGGGCGAATGTCTTTTACAGCACTTCCAGAAATACCTAAAGAACCTTCTTGCATGTTTATCTTAGCTAAGTAAACAGCAACGTTTGTTAATTGTTCTGGTGCTATTGCCAATGGTGCTACATCACATTCAGCTTCTGTAGCGTAAGGAACTTGACCACATATAACAAACACAGATCCATCAGATGTTCTAAATACTACATCTTGTTTCCAGTAACCAGTAGGCATAGGCTTTAATGCTGTTGCTGCAGGTTCAGTAATATCATTATAGATATTAGGATTTAATACATTTGGATCAGTAAGTAATGGCAACCATCCTAAATCAGATGTGTTAAAATACTTTGTAAAATTTGTATTTGGTACACCAGCACCAATATTACGTTGTAATCCATTGATAAATATTACACCAGAAGCAGTTGATAAACCAAATCCTGGTGTAGCACTTACCCCAGTTCCATCAACAACAAGTGCTTTTAGAACTAATGTCCAGAAATCATTTACTCTTGATGTGAAACGAGAATTATATTTAGGTGTATTAAGAACATTAGTAATAGCTATTACACCGCCACCAACATCAAATCCAAATATATAGCCAAGTTCTATAAAGTCGTCTACAGTTCCTGTAAATACAGTTGATACTGTTACAGCTCCAGTATTGTCTACACGAATATAGTTTATACCAGCCCCAACCAAAGTTAGATTATCTTGTTGTGCCCATTCTATTCTAACTCTTGTGCCAGTATTATCTGAAATATAACCAGACTCAGCTAATACGGTAAATTCAGTCATACTTGTTTGAACAATAAGGTCTATGTTAGTTGGATTATTTAGTCCAGTTCCAGCGTGTTCTATTAAAGCTAACTTAGATTCAGCTACATCTGCTTTAATCTGTTCGAGGTATATATCAGCAATAGGAGCATATATCACTGAAGTAGTATTTGCTGCGAGTTCTGTTGCAGAGATTTGTACTATTTTAGAAGGATCAGCCTCTGATACAACACCAAAGTTAGAATCCTTTACTTGATCTGGATAAGCACTCATGTAAGTCCATGAAGCACCATCAGAATTATACATTCCTGCTGGTTTACGATTAAATGGCCAAACACCTGTAGCAGTTGTTACAACATATATTTCATTAGAATGATCTGTAGCTAAAGGAAGGTCAGCATATGTAGCAACTTTTGTGTAACTGCTTCCACTTCCACCTGATATTGATACATATTCCATTTGGTTAACCTACCACATTAAAGCTATTGAAAAGGCTGTGCTCCCTGAAGCATTTATGTAGCTAAAGGGCTTTGCAGAAACATTATTACATGCTGAACCAGCACTAACAACGATTGGAATAGATACTCCATCACTGATAATAGTTACTGTTAAAGCAGTTATTCCTCTATTAGAAATACTAATAGTATCAACAAGGAAATCAGATACATATGGATATGTAGTAGTTTCATTAAGTATTTTTCTTAGCGGTCTTGACTCTATTACACCCATTATATTATCCTCTTTATGTTAAACTATTTTAGATTAGGCTTTGGTGAAATCGAATCACTCTTTAGTATCTATAAATACTACGTGCACCATACACTACAAGCCTTATGAGAAATAGTAGCACCATTGATGATGCTACTATTATATTAACTATTAACCGTTGCTAAGAAGCAGTCCGCAATGGCGAGGAGCAACAATTTGAGAACCCCAGACGGCTTGCAGTTCGATCTTGTTCTGCATATATCCAGGATACACAGCAACAGAGAAAGTCATACCAGTTTCAGGATCAGTTACAAGAGTGCGATCCATAGCCATATCACCCATTGAAGGAACAGCAGGAGGACGAACAGCAAGTACAATTGCATTACGATCAAAGAACATGTTATTGTATACAGCAGCTACACAAAGGTTAGTGATAACAACATCATTAGCCAAAGTCTGAAGTAAGCCAGGTTCTTGAAGAACAAGAGTTCCAGCAGCACCAGCAGCATCACCAGTTTTAACAACATACTTGTTAAGATCACCAGCGAAAGTGATTACGTCACCAGCATTGATAACATCTCCACCAGCTCCACCGTCATATACGATTGATGTTGCTCCAACAGCATAACCACCAACTTTATTAACAGCGAAAGCAGCACCAACACCAAAAGTCGTAGATGCTTTAATAGAAGCAGACTGATGAATATTAAATCCTTCTACAAGTCCGATTGAACCAGTGCGAATAAGTTCGTCAGAACCATACTCATTAACTTTCCAGAGACTTGATTGCTTACCACGAAGATTACGGATAGCACCAGCACCAAGAACCATATGAAGGTCACCAGCGGGAGCACCATTCTTTTCCATTACTTCCATAGCATAAGCAAAATCACTGAAGTCATTAGCAGTAGCAAATGGAACAGCTGATTGAGAACCAGCAGCACGAGATGCTTTTACACACTGAGCAGCAATATCAGCATCCATTGCGTTCAAGATAGAACGGAAACCTTGCTTCATTTGGTCAGCAAGAATAGAAGACTGTTTACCTTGTTGAGAAAGTTCTTCTTCACCATTCCAAAGAATTGGAGCAGCATATGCTTTATCGAGAACAAGATCTTGATATCCAATAGTCTGTGAACCAGAATCAGTAGGAAGCTGTTTAGCAGAGATTGCTTCAAGAGCAGCAACAGGAGTTACTGGGATACGAATCGTTTGATCCTTACCAACGCCAGTAGCGTCAAAATCTGTACGAACTGCTTTAGTAAAACCAGCACGTTCTTTAGATACAGTGTCAAGTGACTCATAAATCACTGGAATCAAATTTGTAAGTACATTAGCCAAAATATTTACCTATATTTAACCTTTTTAATATATTACTATATAGTAATGTGTGACCAGATCTTGTTACTTTTTATCATACTAATTGTAGAATGACTTACGTTGAACAATTTCCCTATTTTAGTAACAGATTCAGAAGACTTTAATAACATCTTCTTTATATCTATTACATTTTCAATACTAAGTTTTACATTTTTCTTATACGATAAATTACTTAGTTGACCATTTAATTGTTAATAGTGTATTAAACTATTTTAGTTTTGGCAGCAAATACTTTTACCTTATCTTGCTGATTTAGTGCCTCAAATGCTTCACGAGTAATCGATCCAGCAGGAGTAACAGCTTGATTAGGAGATTTACCACCTAAGATTTGGTTTGTAGTCTGTGTAATCTTTTCATTCACAGTTTTTTCTAAATAATCTTTAAGGATTTTTACGTCCTCTTTAATCTCATCTTCAGTAGTTCCCTTGATGCGATTAGCTAAATCCAACGGAAGTCCCGCATCAATTATAGCAACATCTATCATACGAGATCGTTTAAGTAATTCAGTCTCTTTCAATATATTATCACGTTCTGATTTAGCTAATTCAATTTCAGCCTTAGCTCGTTCACTCTCACTGAGTTTAGCAAGTTCAGCATCTGATAGTGCCTTATCCATCTGTGATATTCGTCTGTTCAATCCATCCAATTCACGTTTTGCTTCAGCCTTTGCTTCAGCCTTTGCTTCAGCACGAATTGCTTCAATGTCAATAGTTTCACTAACCTTTGGTTCAACCACTGGTTCTTGGGTAACTGTTTCAGCCATTTAATTTATCCTTTAATTTGTTGTATAGAGTGATGTTCTATACTATATTATTAACTTCATTCTCTGAAGATAATTTCTTTTGTTCATCTTCCAACTGTTGTTTAACAATTTGATAATCTAATCCAAGTAATTCACATTTAGTTTGTAATGGTAGAAAAGATAAGTTGTTCATTGCTGATGCTATATCTTCTATCTCACTCGGTAACTTTCTATTAAACTCAATGTTACAATAACCAACAGGCATCTTCAACAACGCCATAATCTCAGTTATTAACTTAATACGTTTAACAGCACCTTGTCTATATGATTTCTCAAGTCTCTCAGCATACATCTCTTGATCATGCATTCTAATGCGTAATGCTCTACCACTTGCTGAACTATTGTTTCCTTGTTCTGCTGAGTAAAAATCAACTACATGACTATGGCGATAGATTTCATTGATCAACAGTTTAGATATGTATTCTCTAAATGCTGGTGAACTATCTCTTTGTATATACTCAGCACGATCTTCACTGGACATATCTTGAAGAACTTTCCAGCTCTCCATATCCTGCATATCTTCAGGCTTTAGCTTCTTACCAATAACTAAAATAGCCTCAGCAAGTTTCTCTAACTCATTTGAATTACCTGACACTAATGCGTCAAGTCCATCAATATAAGGAATAATTGTTTCAAAGGGAGCATCATCAGTAAGTATTGATGTATTGTATTCTACTACAGGACATTCACTGAATAGTAGTTGTTTTGATTTCTTAGTAGTTATCAATGCCTTACCAGTCATGTGTTTATATTGCCATTCATCGGAATATATAACATCAAGGTCATATTCGCCTTGCTTATCACACTCACTTATTCTAATAGCACAATATAGTTGTGGTTCAATTTGATCATCATATATCAAAACAACTTCTTCTGGATCAAGTGTAGCGAATTTAATCTTAGTAGTTACCCCATCACCAACAGTATATACAAGTTCTAACCCTCTGTTATAACATAGTGATTGAATACCAGCTCTCATATCCTTTACTTCAACATTATCAGCATAAAGTATGTCATTTAATTGTTCCACATAATCTTCATCTGTTTCAGTTTCAGCAGTATAAGATACATTACTAAACAAATACCCAGCCATACTATCAACAATTGATGAGTAATATGGGGTTTGTATAAGATTGTTTGGTAGTATTCGTTTTGCTGAACGTTTATTAAATCTATTAGCCATAGCAGTATTATCTGCTTCATAGTAGTGTTCTAATGTTTCTAATTTACGTTTATCACATCCGTTTAACCAGTCATTAACTGCGTCAACTATTTGTTTATCAGTAAGTTTTACTGATATATTATTTATTGTCATCATATCACCTTAATCAATAACGTATTATAGAAACATACTCACTCTTGTTCTTTATACAATCATATAATGCGTATCTAATAGCGTCTATATAATGATTGTGTTTATCAACTATCTTATTAGTTATCTGTCCACTTCTTTGATCTATTGCGTAAGAGTATTGCCTAAATTCATTTATTACTTCAGTAAGTTCTGGTTTAATGTATATATGTTCAAATGATCTCATATATTCAATACCATCTTCTATACCAAGTTTAGGTCGTCCTACAATGTTATAACCTTGGTTCTTAATATGTGATATAGTTTCTGGTCTACTGTTATCAGCATTTACTAAGTCTTTATGGGTTAGAACTAAATCATATAATACTGGAAGATTAACAATTTCTATTCCAACATTACCTGCGGCGTTATCTATGTACAAATCTTTATCAACTATGGCAAGTTTGACTACTGTAGTTGGGTCCTGACTAAATCCAAAGTCACTGCCGAAATAATAATGAGTATCATCTGGTAATGTAAATGGTTTTATATGCCATTTGTTCTTAAATACTTGGCTATCTGAATGTTTAACACATTGTCCTTCCCAAACGTGCATATACATATCTGGGTCAGTGGCTCTCATTTGTTCCATTTCTTGTCTTAAAACATCGGGAAACCAAGGGTTATCTTTATAAGTCATCTCTATAAGTAAAGTATCTGATCTATTACCAATAATAAAATCAGAATAAATAACATCATCTTCATGCTCTGGATTCATAACAAATATAATCTTACTAAAGTTTGCTCGAATGGTGGGAGTTAGCACCTTAACTGATTGTCTGCTAATAGATTGTGCTT